AAAGTTGATATTATTGGTGCTTCACATTTAAATCAAGTTTGCGCAGTAATTCCAGCAAATTCACAAATAGTAGATGTAATTTTAAACGTTACTACAGTGAATAATGATACTGGTGCAGCAACTGTTTCAGTTGGAACAGTAGCGGATGGTGATGCATTTATAACTACAGCTAATGTTAAAGCTTTAGCAACTACTCACGGTACTTTAGATACAGAAGCAACTAATGTTGGTACGACTGACATACAAGTTCTTGCTGATTTTACAGGGGCTAGTGGTGACGCAACAACTGGTGCAGCTACAGTTACTGTTATGTACATACAAAACAATTCTGTTCAAGACGCAGCAGACTTATAATAAATAATTAGTGTGGGGCTTCGGCCCCACATATTAATTTTAAGGAGAAAAAATTATGGCATCAAAAGGTGATATACAAGCAACTAGATCTTCAGCGGCAGCAGGTGCGGCAGCAATTGTTTCACAGCCTATAAGATTAAGAGCAATATCAATTGCATCTGATGGTGGTGGAGCTGGTGTTTTAGAGCTTACAACTACTTCAAATTCTGGAACTACTTTATTATTCGCGGATGTTCCAACAGGAGATGTCTTTACATTGAATTTTCCTGAAGATGGAATTTTATTCCCGAAAGGAATTTTTTGTAAAACAAAAACAAATGTAACTGCATATACATTGTTTACAGATAAATATTCTGGTCCAGGTTTAACAGCGGGGTAATTAAATGGCTTCAGTTGATTCTCAAGCAACAAGGTCTACCCTTCAAAGTGTAGATACTACGCTATCAGAAAATATTAACGCAACACAGAATTACATTCCTGTTGCCAGTACCACTAACTTTTCAACTAGTGTTGTTGCGGAGATTGAATCAACTAATGAGGTTGTGAGTTTTGCTACAATTAGTGAAAATCAATTTACTAGATCTGAAGAATTTGACAATGCTGGTTGGACAAAAATAAATAACACAATAGTTGCAAATTCTACCACAGATCCAAATGGTGGTAATACAGCTGATACCATGGTTGAAAACGCTGGAAGTGGAAAAAAAGAATTTTTTCAAAATAAAAGTTTTGTGAGTGGAAGACAATATACTATGTCTGTTTTTGCAAAAACAAATGGGAGATTTTTACAGTTTCAACCGTCTTCATCTATAGCAGGCTCAACTAATTTTGCAAATTTTAATCTTACAACAGGTGCATTAGGAACTGTTGGAGCTAGTACAGATAGTGCAACAATTACAGATTTTGGAAATGGTTGGTTTAGGTGTTCTATAACAATGACATCAACAACTACTTCTAGTACAGGAGTTTCTATACTTTTAATTGAAAATGATACAAATGGAAGAGGTCATGCCTACACTGGAAATGGAACTTCAGGTATTTTTGTATGGGGAGCACAATTTGAAGAGGCTAGTTCACCTTCAATATATCTTCCCACAACTTCATCAGGTTTAGTAGGTTTAACAACAGTAACAAGAGGCGTAAACGGAACAACTGCAGCATCTGCAAGTTCTGGTGATTCAATTCAACAGTTACCTTTTGCTACACCGGTAGACATACCTATAAGATTAAGAGGTTTATCTATTTCTCCAGATGGAACAGGTGCAGCAAGATTAACTTTATGTGATAACAATGGGGATAGTATATTAGATATAGACACTCCTGATGGAAAAGTTTATACTATGAATATGCCTGAAGCTGGATTAGTATTTCCAAATGGTGTATTTGTATCAAACACAGAAAATGTAACTGCATATACATTATATACTGAAAAATATTCAGGACCAGGTTTAACAGCGGGATAATTAAATGGCTAACACGACTTCTGGTACTACGACGTTTGACAAAACGTTTTCGATCGATGAGATAATTGAAGAGTCTTACAACAGACTCGGTCAATTTGACATGAGCGGCTATAATTTAAAAACCGCTCGAAGATCGTTAAATATAATGTTTCAGGAGTGGGGAAATAGAGGTCTTAAATTTTGGGAAGTAGCTAATACTAATATTACTTTAGTAAATGGTCAAAACGAATATAAAATTTTTAGATCTACAGCAGATGGAAATTCTAACGGAGTAACTTCAACACTAACCGCTGCAATTACTTCTACAACAGCTACCACAGGAATTACGTTAGCTTCTATAGATAACATGCCAACTACAGGTACTATAAATATAGGGTCTGAAAATATTTCTTACACTGGATTTAACAGTTTAGAGCTCACTGGAGTAACACGTGGAGTCAATGGAACTACTGCAGCTACTCATTCAAGTGGTGATACTGTTACTAATTTTGTAAATCAAGCTACAGAAATTTTAGAGTGTTCGTACAGAAATAACTCTAACGTAGATTCACCTTTAGAAAAAATAAATAGATCTCAATATCAAGCATTGTCTAATAAAACAGCTACAGGACAATCCTCACAATATTTTGTTCAAAGATTTATTGATCACATTTTAATAACAGTTTATTTAACACCAGGCGCTTCTCAAAACGGGGATGTTATTAATTTTTATTATGAGAAGAGAATTGATGATGCAGGTGCCTACACTAATGCAACAGACGTACCTTATAGATTTGTACCTTGCATGGTTGCAGGTTTAACATATTATCTATCTATGAAATACGCACAACCAAGAATACAAGAAACAAAATTAATTTATGAGGATGAATTGGCTAGAGCTCTAGAAGAAGATGGTTCTTCAGCTAGTGTTTACATTTCACCTAAAACTTATTATCCGAGTATATAATTATGGGAAATTTATCAAAAGGAAGATACGCATTATTTATTTCAGACCGATCAGGTTTAGCGTATCCTTATAGAGAAATGGTTAAAGAGTGGAATGGTGCAAGAGTTCATACTTCTGAATATGAACCAAAACAACCTCAGTTGGAACCTAAACCGTACACTGCAGACCCACAAGGATTGCCTCACCCAAGACCTGCAAGAACAGAATTTCCAACTACAGATTTTTTACCAACCAATCCTTTTACAATGACTAATGCTTCTACTCAAGTTTCTGTAAGTTTTCCTTTTAGTAATTATCAAAATGGAGACGTTATAAGATTCTATGATGTTAAGAGTCCTGTAGGAGGAGTTGCAATTTCTACATTACAATTAGAAACTACTTTAAATGGAAATATTACAGCAACAGACATTTCAATTACTTTAACAGATTCATCTTCTTTTCCTAATCAAGGATACATTGCAATTGAAAAAATAAATTCAACATCTGGATTGTTTGAAACTGAAACTGTTTATTATAATGGAAATACAGGAAACGTTTTATCGAATTGTGTTCGAGGAACAGCTGCTCCTTTCAGAGGACAGACTCCCAAAAACACACCCGCAGGTGAACACTCAAGTGGAGCAAAAGTTTACGGTGCTTACGCAGTAACGATGGTTCCAACAGTAGTAACACAAGCGGGACAACCTTCAACTGTTACAGAATTTAACAGTTTTACTTTTAATTTAATTAGTGCTGCAAGTAGCACAGAAACGGGAGGCGGGTTCCAATGTTTAGCTGGACCTGTTAATGATAGAGCATGACATATGATCAATTAGTACAAAAAATTAGAGATTACACAGAAGTAGACGCAAATGTTTTAACTTCAACTATTATAAATGGATTTATTGAAGATGCAGAATTTAGAATACTTAGAGAGGTTGATTCAGATAATAATAGAAGATACGACACAGCTAATTTGCTTACTTCACAAAGATTTATAAATGCACCGGCGAGGTTATTAGTGGTTAGATCGGCTCAAATAGTAGACTCTGATGGAAGTGCACAACCTGATAATAGAGAATTTTTAGAATTTAGAGATACTAGTTTTATGTCTGAATATAGTCCTACTACAGCTACAGGAGTTCCTAAATATTATGGCATGTGGGATGAAAGCACTATTGTTTTAGCTCCTGCACCAGACGCTACTTATGAGATTCAATTAAATTATATCTTGAAACCGACTGGATTATCAAGTACAAATACAACTACATACTTAAGCACCGAATTTCCCAACGGTTTATTGTATGCTTGCCTAATAGAAGCTTATGGCTTTTTAAAAGGGCCCATTGACATGCTACAGTTATATGATAAAAAATATGTTGAAGCAGTCAAAGGATTCTCAATAGAACAAATGGGAAGACGAAGACGAGATGAATATCAATCAGGTGTTCCTCGAGTCGGAGGCAAATAAGGAGATAAAATTATGGCAATAACACAAGCAATTGCAAATACATTTAAAAAACAATTACTAGAAGGAGACATGGAGTTTCAATTTGGTGGTGATAAATTTAAATTAGCTCTCTATACTTCTTCAGCAACTTTAAACGCAGCAACAACTTCTTTTACAACTACTGCACAAGTAGGAAATAGTGGAACATACACTTCAGGTGGTGGAGCATTAGTACAACCAAATCCAAGCACTTCTGTTGCGTCAGGTGTTGCGATTGTTGATTTTAATGATCTATCATTTACAGGTGCAACAATTACTGCAAGAGGAGCTTTAATTTATAATACTTCTTCAGCTACAACAAATGCAGCTGTTGCAGCACTAGATTTTTCAACAGATAAAACTAGCACGAACGGAACTTTTACAATTGTTTTTCCAGCATTCACTACATCAGCAGCTATATTAAGAATCTCTGGCTAACAAGGAGGTTTTAAATGGCAGGATGGAATGGTAATTATACTTGGGGCACAGGTGCCTGGGGATTAGCACAAATTAATGTATCTGTAGATCTTACAGGTTTTAATTTAACTACTAATGACGGTGATCCAACAGTAACTATAGATGTAGATGCTAATGTAACAGGTCAATCTCTTACCTCTAATCTTAATAATGTTACAGCTAACGGAACTGCTAACATTAATTTAACTGGACAAGAATTAACTGTTCAGGAAAATACTCCAAATATTATTACAGATGTAAATGTTAATTTAACTGGACAACAGTTAAGTTGGACATTTGGTACGTACTCTGTTTCAGCAGGTGGTAGTGTTAATATTATTTCAGGTGGAGAGCATGAACTTGATTTAGATATAGGAACAGTTTCAATTGTAGCGAACGCTGATGTTAACTTAACTGGAATTAATTTAACAGCTACAGAAGGAAATTTAACATTAACTGCAGGTGCAAATGTCAATGTAACGGGTCAAGAGTTAACAGTTCAAGAAAATGATGTCGAAGCTATAGGAAATGCAGATGTTCTTTTAACTGGAATTAATTTGACAGTATCGGAAGGAACATTTAAAACCATTATTTGGAATCCTATAAACACTGGATCAAAGGCTACATATAACGATATAAACACAGGTACAACTAGCAATTGGACAAAAATTAATACAGGAACCTCTTCATCCTGGAAAGAGGTTGCTTGACAGTAATGTATAGATTTATTAATATCTAACACTTTAAGGAATATAAAATATGGCAAATTCAACATCAGCAAATTTAAAACTAACGGTTCAGGCGACAGGTGAAAATTCAGGAACTTGGGGTCAAATTACAAATACAAACTTACTTATTTTAGAACAAGCAATTGGTGGTTATGATGCAGTTGGAGTTACTTCAGGTGCAACTTTAGCTTTTACAAATGGTGCCTTATCCAATGGTAAAAATAAAGTTTTAAAATTAACTGGAACTATCGCTGGAAATGTAAATGTAATAGTACCGGATGGAATTGAAAAAACCTACGTTATACAAAATGCAACTACGGGTGCCTTTACAGTGACTGTTAAAACAACTTCTGGAACAGGGCCTACTTTTTCTGCTACAGATAAGACAAATAAACTTGTATATTCTGATGGAACTGATATTATAGAGTATAGTGATAATTTATCAAATGTCGCAAGTAACGGTTTTGCCGTAGCGATGGCAATCGCATTATAAGGAGAAAAATAAATGGCACAAGATTTTACAAGATATAGCGTACAAGCAACAAACAGTGCAGGTACTATATTTACAGCAAATTCAAATGATGCTGTTATTGGAATAAGAGTTACAAACACAACCGCTGCAGCAATTACAATTGATGTATTTGTTTCTGTAGGAGGATCGACAGATAGATACATTGCAAAAAATTTAAGTGTTCCACCAGCAAGTTCTATTGAACTTATAACAGGTGGCTCTAAAGTTGTAATGCAGAATACAGATGTATTAAAAGTACAAAGTGATACTGCAACTTCGGCTGATGTTTATGTGAGCGTCGTTGATTCAATAAGTGCATAAGGAGAATAAATGGATAGTTTATATACTACAACTTACATTGGTAACAAACCAGGTGCAGAGGATATTTATACTCATGCCGAAACAATAGATAATATTATAACGATTGAATCTGCAGTTTTAGCAGGTCCAGTGACATTTTCAGAAACAGTAACCGTAACAGGAAATTTGGTAATTGTATAATGAGTGAATTAAAAGTAGATAAAGTTAGTCCAAGATCTGGTACTTATGTTTCTTTAAATACAGTTAACCAAAAAAACATCATCATCAATGGTTCAATGGACATAGCACAAAGAGGAACTTCTGTTGCTGGTGTTGGTAATGCTTATGTTTTAGATAGATGGAATATACTACCTGGTACTTTAGGAACTTGGACAAATTCACAATCAACAGATGTTCCAACTGGTCAAGGTTTTGCTACATCTTTAAAAATGGATTGTACAACTGCAGATGCTTCACCATCAGCTAGTGAATTTCTTATGGTAAGACAAAAATTTGAAGGTCAAAATTTACAATACATTAAAAAAGGTACTGCTAATGCTGAAAGCACAACTTTATCTTTTTGGGTTAAATCAAATAAAACAGGAATTTACATTTGTGAACTTATAGATAGTGATAATAGTAATAGAACTATAAATAAATCTTATACAATAAATAGTGCTAATACTTGGGAAAAGAAAACAATTACATTTCCTGGAGATACAACAGGAACTTTAGATAATGATAATGCTGTAAGTCTTTCTTTACAATTCTGGTTAGGTGCTGGAAGTGATTATACTTCTGGTACTTTACAAACAGATTGGGGTTCTCAAACACCAGCAAACAGAGCAGTAGGTCAAGTCAATCTTGCCGACAGTACAAGTAATGAATGGTATGTGACGGGGGTTCAGCTTGAGGCAGGTTCGGTAGCCAGCGACTTTGAATTTTTACCTGTTGATGTGAATTTACAGAGATGTCAGAGATATTTTGAAAAATCTTCTAACATGAATTCTGCTTTAATAGTAACAAGTGAAGGTATTGTTGGAGTAAGAGATGGGACAGCTTCAACAATTAATAGGTATTACAATGTTCAATATTCCGTTGAAAAAAGAGCTACACCAACAGTAACAACTTATGACTTGTTGGGTGCGACAGGTGATTGTAGGAGAGATTCTACCAACGGAATACCCACTAGTACTTTTAGTACAGGTGCGACTTGTTTTAATATGACTTATACAGGAGGAGTTAGTCATTATGGAATTTACTTTGGTTGGTATGCAGATGCGGAGTTATAATTATGATTACTAATGTAGAAAAAACTTA